TAACGGCTCTGTTTCAGCGCCTGTTCAGCTTTGCTACGAATCTTACTCAACTCTTCTTTTGACTTCTCGCCTGAGGCGCTTAGCACCTCTTCCAGCGTATCGGACAGGGATTTCACAGGCCTATAAATTTGCAGCTCAGGCCGTAATGGGGTCCGCGAAAATGGTACTGGAAACCGGAGAACATCCCGGCGCATTGAAAGATATGGTCTGCTCACCGGGAGGCACCACCATTGAAGCAGTGCNNGTTGCCCGTGAGACAAAGGTACGTCGGAAACTGGTAAAGGAAAGGGCCAGGCTGAAAAGGGCCACGGTCAAAAATCCGCAGGCCAGAATCAAGGTTAACCGGGGGGATTTGCCCGTAATCAGGCTGGGTAATGCGCGGGTTGTCCTGTCCCGCCGCAGGCGTCGTAAAAAGGGGCAGCGTTCATCCCTGAAAGGTGGCGGCAGCGTGCTTGTGGTGGGAAACCGTCGTATTTCCGGCGCGTTTATTCAGCAACTGAAAAATGGCCGGTGGCATGTCATGCAGCGTGTGGCCGGGAAAAACCGTTACCCCATTGATGTGGTGAAAATCCCGATGGCGGTGCCACTGACCACGGCGTTTAAACAGAATATTGAGCGGATACGGCGTGAGCGTCTTCCGAAAGAGCTGGGCTATGCGCTGCAGCATCAACTGAGAATGGTAATAAAGCGATGAAACATACTGAACTCCGTGCAGCCGTACTGGATGCACTGGAGAAGCATGACACCGGGGCGACGCTTTTTGATGGTCGCCCCGCTGTTTTTGATGAGGCGGATTTTCCGGCAATTGCCGTTTATCTCACCGGCGCTGAATACACGGGCGAAGAGCTGGACAGCGATACCTGGCAGGCGGAGCTGCATATTGAAGTTTTCCTGCCTGCTCAGGTGCCGGATTCAGAGCTGGATTCGTGGATGGAGTCCCGGATTTATCCGGTGATGAGCGATATCCCGGCACTGTCAGATTTGATCACCAGTATGGTGGCCAGTGGCTATGACTACCGGCGCGACGATGATGCGGGCCTGTGGAGTTCAGCCGATCTGACTTATGTCATTACCTATGAAATGTGAGGACGCTATGCCTGTACCAAATCCAACAATGCCGGTGAAAGGTGCCGGGACCACACTGTGGGTTTATAAGGGGAGCGGTGACCCTTATGCGAACCCGCTTTCAGACGTTGACTGGTTGCGTCTGGCAAAAGTTAAAGACCTGACGCCCGGCGAACTGACCGCTGAGTCCTATGACGACAGCTATCTCGATGATGAAGATGCAGACTGGACTGCGACCGGGCAGGGGCAGAAATCTGCCGGAGATACCAGCTTCACGCTGGCGTGGATGCCCGGAGAGCAGGGGCAGCAGGCGCTGCTGGCGTGGTTTAATGAAGGTGATACGCGTGCCTATAAAATCCGCTTCCCGAACGGCACGGTCGATGTGTTCCGTGGCTGGGTCAGCAGTATCGGTAAGGCGGTGACGGCGAAGGAAGTGATCACCCGCACGGTGAAGGTCACCAATGTGGGACGCCCGTCGATGGCTGAAGATCGCAGTACGGTGACGGCGGCAACCGGCATGACGGTAACGCCAGCCAGTGCGTCCGTAGTGAAAGGGCAGAGCACCACGCTGACCGTGGCATTCCAGCCGGAAGGCGTAACCGACAAGAGCTTTCGTGCGGTGTCTGCGGATAAAACAAAAGCCACCGTGTCGGTCAGTGGTATGACCATCACCGTGAACGGCGTTGCTGCAGGCAAGGTCAACATTCCGGTTGTATCCGGTAATGGTGAGTTTGCTGCGGTTGCAGAAATCACCGTCACCGCCAGCTAATCCGGAGAGTCAGCGATGTTCCTGAAAACCGAATCATTTGAACATAACGGCGTGACCGTCACGCTTTCTGAACTGTCAGCCCTGCAGCGTATTGAGCATCTTGCCTGGTTGAAAGAGCAGGAAAAAAAGGCTGAATCCAGTGGCAACCTGCAGGTGTCTGTAGAGGATCTTATCAGAGGCGGGGCGTTTCTGGTGGCGATGTCCCTGTGGCATAACCATCCGCAGAAAACGGGGTCACCGTCAATGAATGAGGCTGTGATGCAGATTGAGCAGGAAGTCCTGACCACCTGGCCTGCTGATGCCATTGCCCGGGCGGAAGATGTGGTGTTGCGTCTGTCCGGGATGAGCGGGCTTGTTCATGTGGATACGGATATTACCGAAGTGGCGAAAAATAACGCGCTGACTGATGATGATTTTTCTGCGGGAAAGTCTTCGACGGCGAGCTGAATTTTGCCCTCAGACTGGCGCGTGAGATGGGGAGGCCTGACTGGCGCGCCATGCTTGCCGGGATGACATCCACCGAATATGCCGACTGGCGACATTTTTACCGCATGCATTATTTTCACGATACCCAGCTGGATATGCATTTTTCCGGGCTGACGTACGCTGTACTCAGCCTGTTTTTTTGCGATCCGGATATGCATCCCTCTGATTTCAGTCTGCTTGTCCCCCGGCATGAGGAAGAGCAGGTGGAGAGGCCGGATGAGGACAAAATGCTGATGCAGAAAGCGGCAGGACTTGCCGGAGGCGTCCGGTTCGGTGGGGACGGAGGGCGCGATATTTTATCGTCTGCGGATGTGGCGGATGTCATGGTGGATGATGCCGCATTAATGGTGGCTTCAGCGGGGATTTCCGGAGGTGTGAGATATGTCCCAGCCGGTTGGTGATCTTGTTATTGACCTTAGTCTGGATGCGGTCCGTTTCGATGAGCAGATGAGCCGGGTAAGGCGTCATNTTTCACCAGCGCTATCCAGCGCGGCACCTTGACGCCAAAGCGTTCGGTCTGCCAGCACAGGAAGCCGCCGATAAAGGGAATCAATATTAGCCAGGGTAGTAACATGGCGATCTTTATTCCTTGTAAAAGTCCCGTCAGGACCGGATTTTCAACGAATTCTCAGACGCGCTGGCAAAAGTGATGCCGTCTGACATCCCGCTTAAACACCGTCACTGGCTGGGCCTACAAATGCTGGAAGGCGATATTTACAGCCGTGCCTATGCCGGTGAAGCGTCGCAGCACCTGGATGCCGCCCTCGCCCGTCTGCGTAATGAAATGGACGATCCGGCATTGCACATTGCTGATGCCCGCTACCAGTGCATTGCAGCTATCTGTGATGTGGTAAGCAACACTCTGACGGCAGAACCCAGCCGTTTTACTACCGCGGTGGATAAAATCGTGCTTAACCGTTTCCTCGGTCTGCCGATTTTCCTGTTCGTCATGTACCTGATGTTCCTGCTTGCCATCAACATCGGCGGAGCATTACAGCCACTGTTTGATGTCGGTTCTGTGGCGCTGTTTGTACATGGTATTCAGTGGATTGGCTACACACTCCACTTCCCGGACTGGCTGACTATCTTCCTCGCCCAGGGGCTTGGCGGCGGTATTAACNNNGTNCNNCNTTNGTTCCTTTCAGGATGAACGTGTAATTGCCCGGCGTATTGTTTTTCATCAGACGAAACGCGACGTTATCGACAAACGAATAGGTCGAAAGCTCAGAAAGATCGCGACACATCAGAGTAAAGTTGTGACCGTCCGGCAGCTGACGAATACGACAAATGCGCTCCATTGCGTTTTTATCTTCAATTTTACAACCGAGCGCATAGCCGGAATCGGTTGGATATCGCATGGGTTGCCGCCTCACGGGCTGATGTGCTGGCATCGCCGGCTGACTTCTTCGCGGCTGCCGTGTTCTGTGCCACCGCAGACGCGTTACGCGCCACCTCTTCCACCATCAGTTCAAAACGGCGCAGTGCCTCAGGACGGGCAATGATAAACAGAATCATGGCAATGAGCGGACCACTTATCGCGTAAATCATTGAAATAGCATTCGGGTTGATACAGCAGATGATAAAGGTAATCAGCGATACCAACATAATGGATAGTGCGCGGTTAAATGACCGGCTTTTTTTAATCCCTACCTGTTGTAATGTTGTTTTGACAACTTCAGTTGC